CTGCCAAAAGAGATTAAAGAAACCCAACCAAAAGAAACAACAACACAGAAAGTAGAGGAATAGCCCTAATGGCAATTTTCTTATCAAACGGCGTAGTGGCTACTCTTAACTCAGTAGTGCTATCAGACCACGTTACAAGCGCAACAATTAACCGTAGCTTTGATGAGCTAGAGGTAACAGCTATGGGTGACAGCGCTCATAAGTTTGTAAAAGGCCTTGAAGCTAGCACAATCACTTTAGATTTTCTAAATGATGATGCTGCCTCAGGTGCAGGATCAGTACGAGCAACGCTACAAGCTGCTTGGGGTACAACAGTAGCCCTAACTCTAAAGCAAACAAGCGCGGTAGTTTCAACAACTAACCCGCTATACAGCACAACAGTTTTGGTTAATAACACAACCGACATTAACGGCGCTGTAGCTGACGAGTCAACACAGAGCATTACGTTTACTTGTAATTCACCAATCGTAGTAACAACCGCACCATAATTAAACAGATAAGGGGCTAACACAATGGCAAAACTTAAAATAACAAGGGCAGACGGCAGCGTATCGGATCATCAGATTACGCCACGTATTGAGTACGCCTTTGAGTTATACGCTAAAAAAGGTTTTCACAAAGCCTTTAGGGATGATGAAAAGCAGAGCGATGTGTACTGGCTAGCCTGGGAGTGTTTACGCACAAGCGGGCAAACCGTACCGATGTTTGGGGCAGAGTTTTTAGACACCTTGGCTAAGGTTGAGGTGTTGGACGATGACCCTTCGCAATAGTGGGGCGCGGTAGTTTTGGTTACCTGGTCGCACAGCTAGCCGTAGAAACGGGTATCGCGCCCCAGTATTTACTAGACCTAGATGCAAATATGTTTAAGAATATGCTAAAGGTTTTAACCGATAAAGCTAAGGAGCAACAAAATGCCAGTAGAGGTAAAAGGGGGCGTTGAGTTACGCAAGGCTCTTAAAAAGTTTACCCCTGACCTGGCTAAAGCGCTGCCTAAAGAGGTAGCTACTGCTCTCAAACCTATAGTTAAAACTGGCAAAGGATACCTGCCCGATAATGGACAGATACTAAGCGGTTGGATAGCACGGCCTGACTCAGTAAGTACCTTCCCTACCTATGACGTGAGCCTAGCAAAATCTAAAATAGGCTATAAAACCACACCCTCAAAACCTAACTCTAAAGGCTTTAGATCGTTGGTCAGTATCTTTAACAAAAACGCTGCAGCATCTATCTATGAGCGTATGGGTAAATTAAGCCCTGAGAGTGTCTTTGTAAAAAACCAACAGCAAAAATATAACGCACCTTTCAAGGGCCAAGGCAGGATGCAAGGCCGCGTTTTATTTAGAGCCTACGATGAGAATAACGGCAAGGCTCAGGCAGCCGTTATTACAGCTATTAACTCAGCCGCAGCTAAACTTAATCAAAGTACAAAGGTGTAATTATGGCCAGCGTAGTTATAGATATAGCCTCCGAGTTCACAGGCAAAAAGGCATTTAGTAAGGCAGAAACAGCTACTAAGACACTTACTAAAAGCGTAAAAGGTTTAGCTGGGGCTTTTGGTTTAGCCTTTGGCGCTAGAGGTGCGATGCAGGCCGTTAAGGCTTTTGCAGCCGATGACAAAGCCGCTAAGGTACTAAGCAAAACTCTTAATAATTTAGGCTTAGCCTTTGCTGACCCAGCCGTTAAAAAGTTTATATCTGACTTAGAGCGTCAATACGGCGTACTCGATGACAAGCTACGCCCCGCTTATCAGATGTTACTGACCAGTACGGGCGATTATATTAAGTCACAAGATTTACTACGCACAGCCCTTGACCTTAGCGCTATGAGTGGCGTTGACGTAGTGAGCGTCTCTGCAGATTTATCAAAGGCCTACCAGGGTAATACCCGTGGGTTAATGAAATACCAGCTTGGTCTGACTAAAGCCGAGCTAGCAGCTATGAGCTTTGAGGAGATTTTGGCCCAGGTGGCTAAGGTCAGTAAGGGTCAGGCACAGATAGCAGCTGACTCTTACGCAGGCTCTCTAGATAAATTAACCGTAGCGAGTGCAAACGTGGCCGAGTCACTAGGTAAGGATTTAGTAGATGCCCTTGCAATTTTAGGCGGTGAAGGTGGCCTGCCTAAAACCCTTAGCCTTATAGAGTCTATTAGTGGCGCTATAGGTACTGCCATTATTAACGCTGCACGCTTTATACGAGTGTTAGATGTTGTAACTGGTAGTGGTGCCTTTAATATGCTCGGCGATCTTAAAAAAGCTTTTGCAGATTTTGAGGCCCAGGATAAAGCAAGAGGCGCTAGTAAGTTTGCTGGTACAGGTATGGCTACCTCATATCAAGGTAAAAAAGCACAAGATGCGTTAGCCCTTGCTGCGGCTAAAAAGATTACTAATGAAGGTAAAAAAACAGCGGCAGCGGCATTAGCTACAGCTAAAGCTAAACAATTATCTTTAGCCATTGACAAAGCAAACCTAGCTTTAGCTAAAGGTACAGATGTTTTTGATATGGATAAAATCCAACTTAACGCAGCGCTGATAGGTCAGGCTGAGGCGTTAGGTAAGGCCACTACAGGCTCACAGATATTAGCTATAGCCAATGACGTACAGCGCCTAAAGGTTAAGCAGGATATAGCCGCGTTAGAGGATGCCATAGCATCAAAAGATACGGTAGCTATAGAAAAGGCTACGGCCAAACTAAACGAGGACTTAAAGATACTTAACGTTTTACAACGCCAAGATGTAAAGCTGCTAGACATAAACAGGGTTTTGGCTAGTATGAAGTCAACTGATCTAATTAACCTGGCTAACCTACAAGCTGCCCTAGACTTACTAGCTAAGTTTAAGTTTCCTACGCTTACTATCCCAGGCGTAACTATGCCAGGGGCAGGCGGTGGCGGTGGCGGTGGCGGTGGCGGCTCAGGTATAGATCTAGCAACAATACCTAAACGCCCACACCTGACAGGCAACGAGTCAATAGAAGCCATTATTGAGGTAGCCGATGCATCCGCTGCACTAGCTAATGCCATAGCAGAAGAAATTGAGGCACGTAATGCCGCAGCTGCAAAGGCGTTAGATGAAAGCATACTAACTAAAATAGCTGCAGCTTTTGCAGCTGCACAATTAGAGGCTAACAAAGAGCGCTACGGTAATGCAGGCGGCGGCCCAGCTATAACTATTATAGATAAGACCAGCGGGCTTATTGAAGTAGTACAAACGGCAGTACAAGAAAATAACAGGTTTGGCAATAACCTTAACTTTGCTGGGGCGATATGACCTTACCCGTAATTAACGCCGTTATTAACTTTAGTACTGGCCCTAGCTTTGCTCAGGCTATGATTTTGGATAGCGGCATATTAGGCACTAATATCCTCGCAGATGCAGCTAGCGTTATCGTGGACGTATCTAACGTAGTAGATAGTATTCAGACAAAGCGCGGGCGTAACCCACAGGCTGACCAATTTCAAACTGGCACTCTTACTATGCGTATCGTTGACCAAAACGGAGACTTTAACCCTCAAAATGGTAGCTCACCATACGCAGGACTTTTAACACCTATGCGTAAAGTGCAGATTACAGCTACTTACGGTGCAACTACTTACCCTATCTTTGCTGGCTTTATTACTAGCTATACAACTACCACACCTAAAAATGCCCTTGATGTGGTTTATACAACTATTACAGCTGTAGATGCCTTTAGGCTGGCACAAAATGCACAGATCAGCACAGTAGCTGGCACCTCAGCGGGTCAGCTAAGCGGTACAAGAATTAACGCCTTGTTAGATGCTATTAATTGGCCAGCCTCTATGCGTGACGTAGATGCGGGGCTAACCACAATGCAGGCAGACCCAGGCACGGCCCGTACAAGCCTTGCAGCTATGCAAACGGTAGAGACTAGCGAGTACGGGGCCTTATATGTAGATGCCGCTGGCTCGTTTGTCTTTCAAGATCGTAGCGTTACGGCTGGCAGTACAGGAGCTACGCCTACAGTATTTAACGATAACGGCACAGATATTAGCTACTTTGATGCGGTGTGGCGCCTTGACGATACCCTAGTTTACAACTCAGCCAGCGTTACCCGCACAGGTGGCACGGCTCAAACGGCTATAAATCAGCCGAGCATAGATAAGTACTTTGTACATAGCTACAACCAACAAAACCTACTAATGCAGACCGATGCCGTGGCCCTGGATTACGCGCAGGCATACGTTGCATCTAGGGCTGAAACCAGTATCCGATGCGATGCTATACAGCTAGACCTTTATACCGATAACTACAACTTAGGCATTATTGCAGCGCTAGACCTAGATTATTTTGACCCTGTAACTATTACAACTAACCAGCCTGGCGGATCAACGCTAACTAAGACTTTGCAGGTGTTTGGCGTAGCTCAGAGCATCACGCCTAACAGCTGGAAAACAACACTTACCACTTTAGAGCCAATTATTGACGGCTTTATATTAGACTCAGCAATATACGGCCTGCTTGACAGCGGCGTATTAAGTTATTAAGGAGCTAGGACTATGGCAGCTGGATTAGGTTTTAAGACCTTTACTACTGGCGAGGTACTTACGGCAGCTGACACAAACGGCTACCTAATGCAAGGTATTAACGTCTTTGCATCAACGGCAGCAAGAGATGCAGCTATTACCTCACCGCAAGAAGGGCAGTTTGCTTTTACCAAAGACACTAACGGCCTTTGGTATTATGACGGTGCAGCTTGGGTAGCCTCAGGTGCAACAGGAGACATTGAAGGCGTAACAGTATCGAGCCCTTTAACCGGTGGTGGTACATCCGGCACGGTAAACGTAGGCATCCTCAGCGGTACGACCTCAAATCTCGGAGCCGTACAGCTATCAGACTCAACCTCTAGTACATCGACAACGCTGGCAGCAACAGCTAACGCGGTTAAAACTACTTATGATCTAGCCTCGGCGGCTCTACCTAAATTACTTACTTTTAATGCTCAAACAGGTACGACATATACTTTAGTAGCTGGAGATGCCGACAAATTAGTTACTACATCTAACGGCTCTGCAATTACTGTAACAGTACCGCCAAGCGTATTTAGTGCAGGGCAACAAATTAACGTCCAATCTATCGGTGTAGGTCTAACCTCTTTTGCTCAAGGTGCAGGTGTAACTATTACCTCAACAGGTGCGAGTGCATCGGCTCCAATCCTTAGAGCTCGTTACTCTGCCGCTACAATTATTTGTACGGCTAGTAATGTATTTACAATTATTGGTGACATTTCATAATGAGTCCAATTTTAGGAATAGTCGCAAGCCAAAATTATTCACGCGGGATTAGCGTTAATTACCTTGTTATTGCAGGCGGAGCTTCAGGTGGAAGTGGTGCAACTAGCGGTTCCATGGCAGGTGGAGGTGGAGCGGGTGGTTTGCGCTCAACAATTAGTCCAACTGGCGGCGGCGGAAGCGCAGAAACTGTTTTATCTTTAATTCCTTTAACCAATTACACAGTAACTGTTGGCGCAGGTGGTTCAGCACCTAGTTCTGGTACAGGAAATGCTGGCAGCAATAGTGTGTTTTCAACTATCACTTCAACTGGCGGTGGCGGCGGTGGATACTCTAGCGGCTCTGGACAAAACGGCGGTTCAGGCGGCGGCGGTTCTAATGCTGGCGGCGCAGGTTTGGGAACAACAAATCAAGGTTTTGATGGCGCAGCCATTAACGGCGGTGGCGGTGGTGCTGGTGGTGTTGGAGCAACTAGCGGTTTTTCTGGTGGAAGCGCAGCAGGTATTGGCGTTAATAATTCTATAACAGGAACAAGTGTTGGGTATGCAGGAGGTGGACAGCCTGGTGGTTCTCGTGGTTCTACCTATGGAAGCGGCGAAGGTGAGTTTGGACTTAATTCAAATAATGCTACGGCAGGGGCTGCTAACACAGGCGCTGGTGGTGGTGGTACTTGGAATAATAGCGGAAGTTCCACAGGTGGGAATGGCGGTTCTGGCGTTGTAATCCTTAAATATCCAGACACTAGGACAATTACTATCGGTGCAGGTTTAACAGGTTCAACCGCTGCTCCTAGTGGTGGTTACAAGGTCACAACAATTACTGCGGGCACAGGAAATGTGAGTTGGACATAATGGCACATTACGCATTTTTAGATGACAGTAATTTAGTAACTGAGGTTATTGTCGGTATTGACGAAACAGAAACTATTGACGGTTTAGATCCTGAGGTTTGGTATGGCAATTTCAGAGGTCAAACCTGTAAACGCACTAGCTACAATAACAAAATAAGATTTAACTATGCAGGTATTGGCTATTTATATGATGACGTACGAGATGCGTTTATTGCACCTGAGCCTGTAGGTAATTTAGGTTTTGACGAAAAAACGTGTCAGTGGATAATGCCAGTGGTAAATATAGATGAACAGTTATAACGGCTGGCCAGCATCTAAGGATCAGGCTGAGATAGGCATTAAGGCCTACAAGGTTGAGGGCACAAACCTTAAACTGCGTTGCGCCGAAAAGGTAGCGCCCTTGCTCATTAACTTTGCTAAAGAGTTTAACGAGCTAATAGAGCCAATAGACGGCGGCACTTTTGACGATTGGGGCTATGCCTACAGAGACGTAAGAGGTGTAGTAGGCAAACTAAGTAACCACGCAAGCGGCACAGCTATAGACCTTAACGCTACTAAACACCCTTTAGGCAAGGTAGGCACGTTTGATGCCAGCAAAGTACCTATGATCCGTGCGCTGGCTAAAAAGTACGGGCTAACCTGGGGCGGAGATTGGACTAGAAAAGATGAGATGCACTTTGAGATAAGTATTGGCCCTGCAAAGGTTGCAGAGTTAATAACTAAATTAGGGCTAGAAAAGAGCGAATAAATGAAAGAGCAACTAAAGGCCGCGGCCTTGTCCTACCTACGTGCGGCGCTTGCCTGCGTAGGTGCGTTATACCTCAGCGGGATTACAGATCCTAAGGTATTAGCTAATGCTTTTGTAGCTGGACTTATTGGCCCAGTACTTAAAGCTATAGCACCTAATGAAAAGCAGCTTGGGATAGGCGCTAAGTAAGTGTCACAGGCTCAGGCATACATAGCTGTAGCGTTGGGGATTGCTACGCTTTCAGGGCTTATGGCTGGGCTTGTGCGCCACCTTGTTAAGTACTACCTATCTGAGCTAAAGCCTGACGGCAACGGCGGGCATAACCTTGTAGGGCGCGTTGAGCGTATAGAGATACGAGTAGATAAGATTTACGAGCTGTTGCTAGAGGACAGACTTAGTAAGTAGGGCGTGTCGCGTTGCCTTTTGTCAGTAGCTAGGTTCATACTTTAACTACACACGCCGAGAGGGCTACTCGGATAAGTAGCGCTTCGGCCTTAACAAAGGGCGAAAGATGAACAGTTTAGATCTAATAGTGGTGGGTATGGTTTGCCTGTTTATGGGCTTATTTATCTACGCAGCTTATGAAATGGGCTACAAAGTAGGCCTGGGTGAAGGTTACCTACGTGGACGTAATATCGCTAAGGCGCTAAAAGAAGCTGAGGCCAAGCGATGAGTAACTTTTTAGAGGGCTATGAAGATGTCAACGCTAGGATTATTAGGGCACGTGCTGAATACCCTAGCCTTAGGCTAGTGGCATCTATAGAGGATATAGATATAACAAAAGGTTATGTACTAATTAAGGCTGAGGCCTACAAAGAGTACGAGGATCATCTACCTAGCGCTGTTGATTATGCCTTTGAGATGCGCTCAGATCGTGGCGTTAACCTACACTTTTGGGTAGAAAACGCAGTAACGAGCGCCTACGGGCGCGTTATTGGTTTGCTGACACCTGGCGGTATAGCTCGTAGTACTAAACAGGATATGGAAAAGGTAGAGGCGCTTAGCACTAAGGACGTAGCACCTGTTAGCGATGATCTATGGGCTACTACACCTGTAGCACAGACCATAGAGGCAGTTAAAAATGAGCTAGGCGGCATCTACTTACAGGGCAAACCTGAGTGTAAACACGGTGCCCGCGTTTGGCGTACAGGCACTAGCGCCAAGACAGGTAAAGAGTGGGGCAATTACAGCTGTATCGAAAAGAGCAAGGCAACACAATGCGACCCCGTTTGGTATATGCAGACATCTACAGGTTGGGCGCCCCAGGTATGACCATTAACCCTAAAGATAAATGGCTATCGCCCACTGGTCACCAGTACAGCTTTAGCGGCTATGGCGGTGTAAGTAATTGCAGCATATGCGATAACGATACCCAGGTTAATGAATATGACCGCAGAGACGGGCTAGTAGTATTTTTATGCAAAAAGTGTGAGGACGGCCTAAAACTATGAGCGATCAATACGAGCTAATTAACCTACAGGCTATGACGGGTAAACTCTTTATAGACGGTGAGTTAGTAGCTGAGTACAAGGTTGAACAATGCGACAAGTGCGCTATGGTCACACAGTTAGATAAGTTTGGTTATCAAAAAAACAGCTTTGAAAACATTATATGGTTTTGTAAGGGCTGCCGATGATAGACACAGAGCAAGAGCTATTTAACTACATTAAGGGCCGATACTTAGAGGATCTAACTAAAACATCTGACCAATACGAGTACCACGATGCCACTAGCACCCTGTATAGGCTGCATATAGAGCTAAAGTGCAGGCACACGCATTACGATAACCTGCTCATAGAGCAAGAAAAGTATGATGCGCTAATGCAACAGGCCGAGCGCCTGGGCTTTACGCCCTTTTACGTTAATGCCACACCTAAGGGCATTTACGCCTTTAACCTGCGTAAGACAACGGTTAAGTGGTCAGTTAAAAGGCTGCCTGCTAAAACAGAGTTTGACTCTCAGGGCCAGGTTGATAAGACCGTGGCCCTTTTGCCTATCTCAGAGGCGGTGCAGCTATGAGTGAGTCAATACGCTTTGAGTGCCGTAGCTGTAAGAAAATAACAGAGCAGATAGAGCGCATAGTTACAGATAACCTGCCAGCTAACGTAAAGGTTTTACAATGCAAGGTATGTAGCAAAATGAGCGTTTGCCTATTGGTTACTTATGCCGATGTATGAGTATGAGTGTATTAGCTGCTCAATACGCTATGAAGTGCAACGATCTATACACGATGTAAACATACCTAAATGCTGTGGCTTTGATATGCGCCGTATTTATGACCCAGTAGGTGCCATATTTCGGGGCACAGGTTGGGGCAAGGATGCTAAATAGTTATCCACAGGAGTTATCCACAGGCAAGCAAAACCTGTGGACGACACGCAGGCGATACGCTCAACTTATCCACATACTCGCTAGTAACTTGACACATACGCTAGCATCACAACTCGCTGGCGAGCCGCTGAGGCGGATAGCTCGCAGGCGATGTTTGGTGCTTGTGGGGCTGTATTGTGTAATTGGGATTACGCCAGCAAAGGCTTACGATCCAAACGTAGAGAGCTATAAGTTATATGCTCATATGAAGTTATTAGATGATAAGTCTTATAGGTGTTTAGTCATATTGTGGCGTATGGAAAGCCAATGGAACCCTAAGGCCAAGAACCCTAAGAGCAGCGCATACGGCATACCTCAGCTGCTAAAGATGAAAGAGCGCAACCCATATAAGCAGATAGACTTAGGCTTGAAGTATATTGCTAAACGTTATGGCAATCCTTGTAAGGCTTTAGATCATCATAAGAAGGTAGGGCATTATTAAGTGAAGGCTAAAGACCCTAGAGACGGTAGGCGCTACAAGGCTAGGCGCTTACAGGTGCTAAACGCTGGGGGCTGGACGTGTTACTACTGTGGCCAAGAGGCCAACCAGGTTGACCACGTAATACCTATAGCTAGTGGCGGTGACCCTATGAGCCTTGATAATTTAGTACCTGCCTGTAAGCGATGCAATCTCAGTAAGGGTAAGAAGTCACAGGGCGTTTTTTTAGCCACAACGGACACCCCCCCTGTCTTTTCTGACCTTTTATCCCCAAAAACGTCTGTAATGACCCAGCAAGGCCCTTGCGCTGG